GCCGTTGCCGACAATGTACGTTGCAAAGATCCAAACTAAAGTTACCCTGATTGGATGGGTAACGATCTGGTCAATGAGTTGCGATATTACAGACGGCGATACGCGCAACCATATAAACAGCGAGGCAAAACAAATACTTAAAATGTTTCAAGGCGTATGAATGACGAACAAAAACAGTTAGTAAAGGGCGCGGCCGGTTGTTTCGGCGGTATCGTTGGATTTTTCGCGATCCTTTGGATGATAGTGATCTGTATTAAGATCTTAGTATGGTTGATTAACTTTTAATTCAAAGCATTATGGAAGTAAAGAGAATGGAACCCGGCCGAACAAGGCCACAGGTAAAAGAGCAATGGTTATTCCCGGAATTTGAAGCACAGGGGGGGGGACGAAGTAAAAGAAGTAAAAAACAAGCGTAAGAGATCCAAGAAATGAAAGTAAAGGTTTGCCGTACTTGTATAGCGTATGATCCGGACGATGAAACGCCCGGCGACGGAACTTGCAGCGTATCAGGTTGTACAGTATGCGAGTACGGCCCCGCCTGTATTGATTGGAGATATTACAAATATTGGAGGCCCTAAAGGTTAATCGTATGGCAAAGAAAAAAGATACAAAGGAGATCGTTGTTAAGATGGTGGCCGGATTTCTTAAAATACTGATCGATCGATTATATGGCGAAAGCCGATATTTCGATATGAGAGTTTCCCGGATCAAGCGCGGCGTTTGGTCTGTTAAGTTAGAGGTACAGGAATCCGATTACGACTATTTTAATAATCTGATCGAAGAGATACAGGGTAAGAGCGTATGAAGTTACAACACGATTTTCAGTTAGATATAGCAACGGCCCACAGCCGATTATCTAAGAAATGGAAAAATAAAAAGTGGAGTTGGGCCGATCTGGTTAATCGGTGCAGCGAAACGAAGCGTACCGGCGAAAGCGTCAAGGAGTACGCGAAAATGACACGCGAAGAACAAAGCGACATAAAGGACGTTGGCGGTTTTGTCGGCGGTTATCTTTCCGGAGGTACGCGTAAGACTGCAAACGTTATGTGGCGAAGCGTGGCAACGTTGGATATTGATTACGGGACAAACGACGTATGGGACGATTTTACGATGCAATTCAATTTCGCGGCGATCCTGTACAGTACCCACAAGCATACGCCAGAGACACCACGTTTTCGTCTGGTATTCCCGTTGAGCCGTAACGTGAAGCCCAACGAATACGAGCCACTTTGTCGTAAGATCGCGGCCGCTATTGGTATAGATCTTTTCGATATTACGACCTATCAGTTGCCGCGTTTATTCTATTGGCCGAGTACAAGCCGAGACGGAGAGTTTGTATTTGAGGTACAGGACGGCCCCGCGTGCAACGTGGACGAGATATTGGCAACGTACGTAAATCCACAGGACGTTAGCGAGTGGCCGGTATCGAGCCGTGAGGGCGACGTATTGGCCCACGAAATACGTAAGGCCGGCGATCCGACAGAGAAACCCGGACTAATAGGCGCGTTTTGCCGCGCGTACGAGATCGAGGAAGCGATTGCAAAGTTTCTGCCAGATACATACGAGCCAACGGCCACGCCCGGACGATACACGTACAAAAAGGGATCAGTTGCCGGGGGATTGGTTTGCTATGAGGGCAAATTTGCATACAGCCACCACGAAACGGATCCGGCCGGCCGTCAGTTGCTAAACGCTTTCGATCTGGTGAGGATCCACAAATACGGGATCTACGACGAGGGCACAAAGGTAACGGATATTACCCGTTTGCCGTCGTACCTGAAAATGCAAGATTTCGCGGCCGCCGATAAGGACGTACGCGTATTACTCACTAAGGAACGCCGGGCAGACGCAGCCACAGATTTTGCCGACGTGGATCTGCAAGAAGCCGGGGACAGCGCAGTATCTACAAATACCGAGTGGATGCAAGATTTGGAGTACGACCGTAAGGGCGCGATTAAGTCAACGGCAAAGAACATTATACATATTATCGAAAACGATCCGGAGTTGGCCGGCCACCTTTGGCACGACGAGTTTAGCGGTTTCGATCTCGTTTGCGGAGGTTTGCCGTGGGATCATAAGGCGACACAATGGGGCAACAGGGACGACGCGAATTTGCGTATATATCTGGAAGAGAATTACGGCGTAACAGGTAAGGATAAAATTAAGGACGCGCGCGACGCGGTTTTGACGCGCCACCGTAAGCACCCGATCCGGGAGTACCTTAATAATCTGGAATGGGACGGCGTACCAAGATTGGAAACGCTGATTATCGATTATATCGGAGCCGACGACACGCCGTTAAATCGTGCAATGACACGTAAGCATTTTACGGCCGCCGTGGCCCGTGTAATGAAACCCGGTTGTAAATACGACTATTGCCTGATTATTACCGGAGCCGAGGGAATCGGTAAAAGTACGTTGTTTTCGGTAATGGGCGGCAAATGGTTTAACGATAGTCTGGTTACGATGGAGGGTAAAAGCGGAATGGAACAGGCGCGCGGCGGTTGGGTTATTGAATTACCGGAGTTGGGTAGTATCAAGCGATCCGACGTGGAACAGGTGAAAGCCTATATTTCCCGACAGGATGATACGTACAGGCCGGCGTACGGTACAGTTGTGGAAAAGCACCCGCGCCAATGTATCTTTTGTGGAACCACCAACGAAACGTACTTTTTGAAAGGTGACACAGGAAACCGTCGTTTCTGGGTGATCCGGGTAAATCCTGATCTGAAACGTTACAGCGACACGCGCGAAGATCTGGAGGCCGTACGCGATCAGTTATGGGCCGAGGCCGTCGAGTATTACCGTCGGGGCGAAAAATTGTATTTGCCCGCTGATCTCGAAGCCGAGGCACGCCAGAAGCAAGCCGAATTTAACGACGAGGCCGACGATCCGCTTACAAATATGGTACGCGCGTTTGTCGATATGAAGTTGCCGCCGGATTGGAATACGTGGGATCTTGCACGTCGCCGGGCGTGGATCCGTAACCCTGATCCTTTGGACGCGGAGGCGACAGATACCCGCGAAAGGTTTTGCGCGCCAGAGTTTATTTGTGAGCGTTTGGGCCGTGATATGGGCGATAAGGAATACAAGTATTTGGCCCGTAAGATCTGCCGGATAATGGACGCGTCGGACGATTGGGAGCGTATCAGCAGTACGAAACACGCGGCCCGGTTATACGGCATACAGAAAGGATTTAGGCGGCGATATACCGGGGAAACCGACGACGCGGATATATAGGTAAACTAAAATGTTCGGTTTACCAAAAAATGTTAAATCGGGAAAATCGGAGGTAAACGTAAACCAAACAAAAAATGTTCAGTTTACCAATTTAGTTTACCGCGAAACCCCAATAAACAAAGGCGATCCGGACAAAGGTAAACCAAGTAAACTAAAAATATTATAAAGTTGTAGAGTTATGTTTTTATATATAAATAATACGTATAACATATAAATTACAAAAAGATACGCGTACGCGCGCGAAAGTTTACCATTATGAAAAAGAGTATCGAGAATATAACAAACCACGCCGAGGTATCAGAAAAGGCGATCGAGAAATATTTAGTAAAGCGAACAAAAGAAATTGGTTTGCTTTGCCTGAAATACTCAAACTCAAACACGGTTGGTTATCCGGATCGTATCGTACTGTTACCATATTCCGGGATTATCTGGGTAGAGTTGAAGAGCAAAGGCGAAAAACCAACTAAGTTGCAGCAGATCCGACACGAAGAGTTACGGGCCGCCGGTCAGGAGGTTTTCGTAATCGATAGTAAAGAGGGCGTGGACGATCTGGTTAATAAGATCGAATGTATCACAAGAAAGGAGGGCGAACAATGAAGTTTACACCGTACGACTATCAAAAAACGGCGATCCGTTGGATCCTGACAAAAGAACGTTGCGGCCTGTTTCTGGATATGGGATTGGGTAAGACGGTAAGCACACTAACAGCAGTACAGGATATGATCGACGATTGCGAGATTACAAACGCGTTGGTAGTGGCCCCAAAGAAAGTTGCCGAAACGACGTGGACGACGGAGGCCCAAAAGTGGGATCATTTGCAGAGCCTAAAGGTTGCAAAGGTGATGGGCACAGAGAAACAACGTAAATTGGCGTTGCAGTCAAAGGCCGACGTTTACGTTATCGGACGCGATAGTTTTGTTTGGTTGGTTGGCCTGTATGGCGGAATGTTACCGTTTGACGTACTGATTATCGACGAACTCACAAGTTTTAAGAGCGCGAAGAGTAACCGGTTTAAGGCAATGAGAATGGCAACGCCGACAGTTAAACGGGTGATCGGGTTAACCGGTACGCCGGCCCCTAATGGCTTAATCGATCTTTGGGCGCAGATGTATTGTATCGATATGGGCGAGCGTCTGGGTAAGTCGATAACGAAGTACAGGGAAACGTATTTTGAGACGCACAAGTGGAACAATATTATAGTACGTTGCGATGTTAAAAAAGGGTACGACGACGTGATACGTAAGAAGATCGCCGACATTTGTTTATCAATGCAGGCAAAGGATTATTTGCAGTTGCCGGATATGTTAACCCACGTCGTTAAGGTTGAGTTATCGCCGGCAATGATGAAGCAATACACCACGTTTGAAAAGGAAAAGGTTTTGGAGTTTGCCGAGGAACACGCCGGCGAATCTGCAAACATATTGGCCAACAGCGCGGCCGGCCTGATGAATAAGTTAAGCCAATTCGCCAACGGTGCAATATACGACGAAGATCGTAACGTACACCATATACACGACGAAAAGTTGGATAAGTTGGCGGAGATCATAGAAGCCGCAAACGGTAACAACGTATTGGTATTCTATCAGTATAAACACGATATAGACAGGATCCGCCACAAACTCAAAGAGTACACCGTTAAGGCATACGAGGGAGAGGCACAGTTAAAAGAGTGGAACGCCGGAAAGATCGACGTACTATTGGCACACCCGGCGAGTACAGCGTTTGGCCTGAATATGCAAGCCGGAGGCCATTATATCGTATGGTTTGGCACGGGGTGGAATCTGGAGTTATACCAACAGGCAAACGCCCGATTGCACAGACAGGGCCAACAGTACCCGGTACAGGTGTACAAACTGATAACGGCAAACACCGTGGACGAGAGGGCAAACGCCGCGTTGGATAACAAGAAAGGCGTACAACAGTCTTTATTAGATAGTCTTAATTACCTGATCCGTAAGCACAGCGCAGAGGACAAAAACATTGAGTTATGACAAACGACAAACAATATAATAAAATGATCCATACAAACCGGTGGCTAAAGTTGAGGCGATCCCAACTAACAAAACACCCGCTTTGTCAGGATTGCGAGGAAAAGGGTAAGATCGAGCCGGCGACAGAAGTACACCACGTAACGCCTGTATCTGACAAACTAACAAACAGGGAGAAAGAAGTTGCAATGTTCGATCCATACAACCTTAGATCGCTTTGCCACGCGTGCCACGTTGAGAGGCATAAGGCAATGGGACGATCAGGTAAGGCCCACGCCAAGAGACAGCGAGAGGAACAGTTAAAACAATTTGTAAAAAAATTTTTATGAATTTGTTAAACGATGTTAACGGGGGCCTGTTTTTGAAAAGGGCCGGGGGCCGGTTAAACCTCGCCTCCCCTCTTCTCCACACACGAGGTATTTTTTGGGGCCGTGGGGGATTTCCCAATACAAGCCCCATCCGGACAATTTGAACAGACAATAAAACGATTATATATGGCAGACGATTTGAATTTTGGAGGTTTCAATTTCGGCGGTTTTAACTTTGGTGGCCAGAAGCCCGCCGCGACTGATCCGGTACAGGATCCGGCCGACGATCCAACGCCGGACGCGGCCGGAGCCAAGCGCGCCCACCGGCGTACGAAAGCCTGTACCGAACTATCACAGAGGTACGAGTACCGGCGCGCATTTAGCGAAGTAAAGATGTTGGAGGCAATGCAGTACGTGGAGTTACAGCAGGGCGCAACGTATAACTTTATCACGGCCGGCGACGTGGATAGCCTGACGTACTTAAAAGTTGTGTTGAACCAACACGATTTGGATTTCGTGCTTTGCTCAACGTGGTGTATGGCGGCCGAGGATATTTTGCAGATCCAAGAATGGTACGAGGCCAGAAAGATCCGCCGTTTCGATATGTATCTGGGTGAGATCTTCCCCGGATCGTATAAGATCGAATGGCAAATGATAAAAGATTTCTACGGTAAGCACCCGGAGGCCGGCCGGGCCGCAGTATTCAAGAACCACAGCAAAATATACGCCGGTTACAATGAGGCCGATAATTTCTATTTCGGTATTCAAACGTCGGCCAACATTAACACCAATCCGAGAACCGAACAAGGGAGTATTACTATAGATAAGGGCCTGTTTGACTTTTACAAAGAGTATTTCGACGGGATCCGGAGTTTTGAAAAATAAGCGGTATGGAAAAGCGGGAATTATTCTTAAACAATCTGAAAGCGGCCGGCGGTGTAATCTGCGTGGCTTGTGAGGCGACCGGTATAAGCCGATCGACATATTACGTTTGGTACAATCAGGATCCAGAGTTTAGAGAACGCGTCGAAGAGGTTATGGAAGCCCAAATCGATTACGTCGAATCTAAACTTATGAATCTGATAAACGCCGGCGATACGACGGCCACGATCTTTTACCTAAAGACCAAAGGCCGCCGGAGAGGTTGGAGCGATAAGGTACAGCAACAACAGCCGGAGTTACCACAGGCCGTTATTATCCCGGCGTTGCCCAGCGATATTAAGGAGAGCGCAGAGATAAAGAAAAAGATCAAGAACAAAAAGGATTATATCGTTAAGTTGCTCAAAGAACAAGGCAAATATACGGCCGAATTGTCGATGCAGGTCAATATCGCGGCCCAACTGTTGGTACGTGCTGATATTGTGGCCGCCGATATATCGGCCGACGGGTATAAGATCGTAAACGTCGAAATTTCGAGAGAGGGCAACAACCGTGAGACGTTGAACCCCAAAGAAAAACTGTATATGGATCTTTTGCAGCAGTCACAGAAAGCGTTAAGGGCTTTGGGTATGAATACGGACGCGAAAGAACGTAAGACGGACGGAGACGCGTTTAACGAGTTTATCGAGGATTTCAAAAACGATGAAGAATGACAGACGAAGAGAAAAGCCGGGAAAGGCAGTTAAAAAAGGATCTGGTTAGCGAGTTGCAGGCGAAACGCGGCGAGTATCTGGCACGATACGCGTATGCAATGGACGACACCGACAAACGTATTACGGAGTACGTTTTGCAGAATATCGACAACCCGGAAGCGCACAATATTTACGAGTTGTACGCGATCCGGCGGTTTTTCCTGTTGCTCGATAAGTATCAATGGAAGCCGAAGAGGGTAAAACGAAAGATCCGGTTATACGAAAAGATCCGGTTTAGTGGAACCACGGGCCGGCGCAGATATAAATTAACGCCGGTGCAAGTATTCCAGATGGCCAATATCTTTGGTTTCGCGTTACCGGACGGCCGCCGCCTGATCCGTACGGCGTATATATTCGTACCGCGTAAGTTCAGTAAGACGACGTGGGCCGCATTTCTGGCAGTTGACGATCTGTTGTTTGGTGATAACAACGCGCAGGCGTACGTCGGTGCAAACTCATACGATCAGGCCAAAATATGTTTCGACGAGATCCGGGCCATTATGCAAGACCTCGATCCAACCGAAAAGCACTTTAGGATCAATCGCGAAAAGATTACGTTTAAGGATCGAGGCCGCGACAGTCTGATACAATGCTTAACGGCCAACGCCAAGACAAAAGACGGTTTGCACGCGTCGTTGGTGATAATGGACGAGTACGCACAGGCAAGGAACACAGCCGGCAAAAACGGCGCAGATCTGAAAAACGTATTAACGTCGTCAATGGGCCCGCGCCGTGAGCCGTTGACCGTTATAATAACGACGGCAAGCGACGTTGTGGACGGCCCGTTTGTACACGAATTGGAGGGCGTAAAGATGGTATTACGCGGAGAGATCGAAAACGATACGATCTTTGCCGCCCTGTTTATGCCAGACGTGGACGATTTCGAGGGCGATCCGGCAACGTGGGCAAAGGTGCAGCCCCACTTAGGTATAACGGTACAACCCGATTTTTACGAAAACGAGTGGGCAACGGCGCAATTATCAGCCGAAAATATGTTGGCGTTTAGGACGAAATTATTAAATATTTTTGCCGTAAATGCTGAAAAATCGTGGTTTTCTTTGGAAAAAGCAAAAGAACTGTTGGGATCGTTTGATATTGACCAAATACCGGAAAAAGCCGAGGGCCGCCCGGAGTGCGCCGTTGCGTTTGACCTTTCAGTACGTGACGACTTTAGCGCGGTAACGTACGCCCTGTATCATTCCGACGAAAAACGTTTTAAGGCCCACACGGATTATTATTTTCCGGAGGGATCGTTACCCGGACACCCCAACGAACAACTTTATAGGCTATGGAACGCGTCCGGCCATTTGAAATTCTGCAAGGGCAACAAGATCGATGTACGTATGATCGCCGACGATATACTAAGACGAAACCGGAGAGTTAAGATTATCAGGATCGGGTACGACGCGTATAAGGCTAAAGATCTCGTTAACATACTTGCAACGGCCGGAGCCTCAAACGTAATGTTACCGTTTTCCCAGACGTACGGCAATTTTAATTTACCCGTAGAATCTTTTGAAATGTTGGCGTATGATGATCCGGTAAAGATCGAGTGGAACGACAACCCGATTAATGCCTATTGCCTAACTAACTGTTTGATCGACGAAGATAGGATGGAGAACAAAAAACCGATCAAGATAACGCAGTATCGAAAGATCGACGGCGCGATAACGCTTTTAATGGCTTTAGGGCTTTTGTATTCGTTTGAGAGGTAGGCCGTTATAACTATTTTCCTAATAAATCTAAATTTGCGCCACGATGTACCACAATGCGCCGTGATACACCGTGGCGGATTTTTATTTGCTCAAAATTTAGCATAAATTTGTGGCAAATGTTGATCAACAATGGGATTTTGGAGTAAAATATTTGGCGGCGGAAACGAAGAGCCGGAGCCAATAGTACAGGAAGAGGCCACCAACGAACAGGCGCGCGAATCCGAACCGGAGGCAACACAGACAGGCCCCCGCGTTGGCGATTATACGCAGTTTTTCGATTATGGCATTTCCAATACGGCAATGAGCGTTGCCACGGTGTACCGTTGCGTACGCCTGTTGAGCGAAAGCGTGGCAAATTTGCCGTTGCGGTTTATGCGATTAAAGGATGGTATCTTTGTACCGGACAATAACAGCCGGTTGCACTATCTGTTGACGGTGCAACCGGATAACCACATTAACGCTTTCGACTTTTGGGCGCAGGTTATCGAAAACGTACTGTTAGACGGCAACGCGTATATTTTCCCGATATACAACCCCGTCACCTTAGAACCCGATCGTTTGGCACTTGCAAAACGCGGGACTGTTAGCCACGACACGTACAACGACGAGTACACGGTATTTGATGAAAAGACCGCAATATACGGTACGTTTGGCGAGGATGAAGTAATACACATTAAGGGTATATCCCCAGACGGAAAAAGAGGTATTAGCGTATTGAAGTACGCACAATTAACGTTGAATATCGCCAACGTCGGCGATAAGGAAACGTTTGCGCGTTTCGCCAACGGCGGTACTGTTCGCGGTATTATCACCAACGACAAAAGTACGGTCGGGTTTGGCGAGTATCAGGACGAGGAATTGAAGAAAGCCGCCCAGAGCGCGGACACCAAGTTTAAGAACGGCGAGCGCATTATTAGTTTGCCGGGACAGGTGGACTTTAAGCAAATTTCGCTATCCTCAACTGATATGCAGTTTTTGGAGAGCCGAAAGTTTACGGTACGCGATATTTGCCGTTTCTTTGGCGTACACCCGTCGTTTGTATTCGACGACACAAGTAACAATTACAAATCGGCGGAAATGGCTAACGTGGCGTTTTTGTCGAATACGCTTAACCCGATCCTTAGAAAAATCGAGGTTGAGTTATTGCGTAAGTTGGTGGCCCCGTCACTCACAGGCAAACGCCTGTTTCAGTTTGACCGCCGGGGCCTGTACGCGTGCGATCTCGAAAGCCGTATCAAGTACCAGACGCAGACGATCGCGGCCGGTATCTATACCGTTAATGAGTGGCGACAGGAAGAGAACAAGCCACCCGTACCCGGTGGCGACGTTGTATTGGTATCAGCAATACTTAGGAATATAAA